TTACGATCCTACCGCCTGGGGCATGGGTGGGGCAAAGTCAGATAATTTCTGGTTCAGAATGGCAATCTGATCCGCATTGTTATCCGACATCCATGCACCATAAACCTGATACACCATCTGCGCATTTGTGTGACCCATTTGCGCCGCGATGAAGTTCGGGTTTGCTCCTGCGGTTAATGACCAGCATGCGTAAGTGTGACGTGACTGGTATGCTCTCCTGTAACGCAAACCTGCTCGCCGCATTGCTGACTCCCAACTCTGAGCAACAGAGCCAACAGCATAATGATGGCCGGCGATCCCGTTTGTGACAGTAGCCTGTGGGTTAAAGACGAAAGTGCAGGGGTGAGTGGTTGTCCGGCCATACTCTCGCAATTTCACTTCAACCTGATGCTGCTTACCGAGTCGCGTCATTTCCGCCTGGCTTTTAAGAACATCAATTGCCGGTTGGATCAGGTGAATAACCCTGTCAGTGCCTGCATCCGTTTTTGGCAGGGTAAACTCCTTTGTCAGCGTATGATTCCTTCTGACCATAAGCGTTCCAGCCTTGAGGTCGATATCCTCCCATGCCAGCCCACACAGCTCGCCATGACGCATCCCGGTATAAACAGCCAGTGACCAGAAATTCCTGATCTGCTGGTTGTAGCATGCATCCATGAGCCTGATGAACTCGTCCCGGGTTAGCGGGTCCGGAATGGCTTTCGCCTTCTTCAGGAAGTCGATACCGTTGAACGGGTTCTTCTTTATATAGCCGCTGTCTGTTGCGAATTCGAACATGAATGACATCACCATCATGTAGTTGTTCACCGTACGGGCAGAACGACCCTTAATCGGCTTTCGCTGCCCCTTCTTCAGGGTGTGATACCCTGTCAAAAGCTCCTTCCTTATAAACAGCAAATCCTCCTGTGTGACCGCCGATGCGATTTTGTTCTCACCTATCCTTGGAACCATATTCCTGACGATGGACTTATACCGCGAAAGAGCGTTGGTGGTGATCTCCATACTTTTCAGGTCTAGCCACTTCTTCGCCAGCTCAGTGACGGTTATTTCTTTTCTTTCCTCGCCAAATCGTTGCAGGTTTGCTGACTCCGGGAATTGTGCTGCATAGTTGAAATTGCCAGTCTTAATGGCGTAACAAACCGATGCGCGTAACTCTCCGGCGACCTTGCGATTCTTTGGCGTATCTACAACGCCAAGGCTCTCCCTGACCCTGGCGCCTTTATACATGAACCATATTCGGAGCGTTCCTCCATGGTTCTCAACGCCTGTTGGGTATGCCATTCTTCCCTCCCGACGTCCAAGAGCGCGTTAAGCATAAACCGTTAGTCACTGCCGCGCACCTGGCTGTCTCTTCTTCAAACTGTCTACCCACTGGTCGATAGCTTTACGGTTGTACATGCATTCGCTGGTTGGCTTAGGTACTCCGTCTGGCGACACATGCAAATACTCCCGGCCTAATAGCCATGATTTTCTGCGGGCCGCTTCAATGGTTCCCGGCCTTAAACCGGTCAGTTCAATCAGTTTTTGCTCAGTAACCCATTCGTTAGGGGTGATGAAAGATATCTCGCTCATGATTTCCTCCAGGCAAAAAAAACGCCCTCGCAATGGAGGGCCAAACAATAACGGGGTTGGTTCGCACCCAATAGCCGACTCAGTGAATCAGCTATCAGTTGTGCTGTCTGTCATGTATATTGAGTCGTGTTGAAAAAGGAGAGGTACATGGCTACCTATAAGCAGATCCAGGAATACGTCAAAGCTAACAATGGTGTAAGTGTCAAAACCTGTCATATCGCTCATGTTAAGCACATGCATGGATTCAAGATGAAACAGGCACCAAACCGTATATCTCCTGACTCAAGGGTGTATGAATGCCCTGATAATTACATTTCGCTCATCGAGCAAGCGATGAAGCATTTTGGGATGATTGCTTAGCTTTAACTACATCCCCCTCTGCTTCTTCCGCAATTCAATTTCCCGCTGGCACTCCGCACAGGTTTGACATCCCCGAACCAGTTCCCGCCGCCGTTCAGGTATCACCTCGCCGCACTCGCTACACGTTTTAGCCGATACCGCGTGTGGATTCAGCCTGGCGGCCTGAACAGCGATCGCCAGGTTGTGCTCTACCAGTTCGTTGGCGGCGTCAATTAGTTCTGCACTCATGCTGAGCTCCTATTCGCATAATCCATAGCGCGATGCACACACAGAAGTGTCCATGCTGGCCTTCACCAGGTCGTAAACCTTCCCACCGCGCCCAGTCTTGGCCCACTCGACTACTTCATCTACACCAGGAGCGTTGAGGTTTGCGCGGGGTCCATAAAACCCTGACCATTCAATGTGCTGAACTTCTGGGTCCAGACCATAGAGCTGAACGTCACGCCCAAGGGGGAGATCGAACTTTTTCATCCAGCGCTGACTGATTTCACCGACGCTCATCCAGTGAACCCAGCGACTGGTTAATCTGACTTTTAGCTCCCATTGCTTATGTTTCTCGATATGCTCCGGCCAGCGCGCAGCCGTTTCAGCTATCTCCTCCTTGTTGCACAGCACGCAGTTCATGCACCCGACGCGCGACGCACCTTGCAGGTAAAGTGGGTTTGGTTTTATGCCCATGTATTTGTGCAGGGCAAAGACATCTGCAGCTGTCCACGAATGGATGGGGAGGAAGTTATAAAGGAACTGCGGGTCGCGATTATCTGTTGAAAATCTCTCATACCCGGCGCGCTTGGATGATTCATCCGCCCGAACACCTGACCACTGGACTACGACATTGCCGTCATCCAGCATCGGCTGCATAGCCTTATCGAATGCGATTTGAATCTTCAGCTCGTCCGTGCAGAATCTGTCGCGCAACATCGGGAATTTCCCATGGAGCAGGGCGCAGTCAAGAAAACTGTTTCCGCTCGGGTGCATAACTGATAACGCAGCCTCAAGAGCGGTTTCAAATTCAACACCCCACCGTTCAGCAGTGCGGAGCCATGCCTGTCCGAATTTAGTATCTGACCGGGCGAGGGATGGCATTACGATTCCACGGTAGGCACCCATGCGTATCGCCTGGCGTTTAGGCCAGTTCTTTTGCAGGTATGCTCGGCGCTTAGTGAAGTCTTCCTCGGAGTAAATGCGCTTTACTACCTGGACCGGGCTACAGCCGATCTGCTCGTGAATTGTTTTAGCAAACTCGACTGTTAAAGCATGTTCATTGTCAGTGTCAGCCATAACGGCTCGAACCCGGTCGCCGAACAGCGTATGTGCCACTGCGAGTGTCGCCGTGCTGTCTTTTCCAGCAGAGTAGTTCACGACTATCTTGTGATCGGAAGGGATGCGAAACTCATTCAGATAACGACTGTATGCCGTTTCAATTTCGCGAACCTTTTCGCTGATGTCTGTCGGCACGATAACCATAGCTGCTTCACTCATGATTCCACTCCATATCTGCCGGTGTTGCTGATCCGCCGTAATCGCTCATGCTGCACGCTCCGGGTCCAACTCAGGCCAGTTGTTCCGCATCTGGTTGTGCTCCAGTCGAAGTTCCATAACTTCTTCTGGTGCCAGGCCGGTGAGGGCCGCTATCTCGGAATTCTTCAGGCGGCTGAACAGGGCCAGTTCTTCAGTTGTCCATTCCATAAATCACCTTTAATCCTGCCTGACGTGCCCATATCGCCCGTACCAAACGCGAACATGTGCGCGGGCTGGCAGGCGAGGGCCAATCGCTATAAATTGCGGTTTTATCGATGCTCTGGTGTTCTCATCCCAGACCACCTTTTCGTGTCTTACGCGGAAATGTTCATTCATCCGTTCCTCACGGGAGATGGGCTCCTGTGGGCAGGTCATGAACTTGTCGATGGCTTCTTTCATACGGGCCAGCACCTCTTCGCGGGTGCCGCATTTAACTGGCGGGCGTAAGTAGTCCGCCCCTGGAAGAGGTGACATAGAAAGCTCCTGATTATTTAGAGTGCGTGTATGGCGTGGTTAGGGGAGGGTTCAAAAGTCTTGATAGTTTTGATCGTCGTCCATGCCGTAGTGGTAGCCCGAGTTACCCCCTGTTGTTTTTTTGCGATCATCTTTGTCTTTCAAAGTGGCGACTAACTTATCGATCGTCTCGGCGTTTTTGCCGTCATGTCGTTCCTGAAGCGTCTGACGGGTATCGGCGTTGAATGGCATGCGGATATCAAATTTGTAGGTGTCACTGCCGTCATCCTTTTTCGAGAGAACTTTTTGCAGAACGAGCCCCACACGCTTTCCAGCAAACTCCGGCGCGATGTATACGCCTGCCGATTTCATGTACTGCGTTAACTGCTTAACGCCTGCGCAGCCCATGATTGCGTGAATCATGTTTGCACCGAAAGTGTTTTCGGTGCCGTCTTTTTTCGAAACATAGACGCTAAGATATTGAATCTTGCGCCCGTCATCAGCCTCTCCAGAGAACTCAATGGCTTTTGCGCCGCCCTTGGAGGTGGTTAGTAACGCCTCCCCAATTGTGATGATGTAAGCACCAGTTTCATTGATGAAACCGCCCTGACCAGCGGTTAAGGCTGCTTCTTCGTTATAAGTAAAAATCACGTTACTCATGCGGCATTTTCCTTAAGATTGTGAACATTAGAGAGCCCCCAGTAATCGCAGATAGTTGCATCCACAAATGCCAGGTCATTATCGATTTCGTTGGTTTCAAACATACCCATCGGCGATTTGACTGTGTCAGAACCGTTGTTTTTGGTGGTAAAGAAGAACTGCTCATCGCGGGTAAGGGTGCGAAGCACAATCGTGAACATGCCTTCGACGGTTATTTTCTCGTCGAGCATCTTGCCGATGGTTTTCATCTTGGTGCGGCCCATCTGTGTTTCTTCCGTATGAGCCAGAAAGTAAACGCGAAGGTCGTCAGGGGCATCCTGTGCAGCCTTAATGACCTCCCATGCGTGACGACCAATCTCTGTAAACTTATCGAAGGACTTCTCTTCAGAGCGGCGCATAAACTCGTTGCTCATGACGTACTGAAAATCATCAATGACTACGATGCGCTTGCCATAGTTGGCGGCGTTCTGAATGACTTTTACAATGACATCCCACCTGTCACTGCTTACCACTACGCCTTGTTTCGTTTTTGCATCCCACGGAGTCCAGTCCCGTGATTTAAAGGGGAGGGGTTTACCTACCGGTTTAACCAGAATTACTTCAGCAGGATTGAGATTGCGCAGGCTGGTAGATTTACCGGTGCCTGATTCTCCGAGAATTAACGTTGCTGTACCCATAATTCACCTCAGAATGGCATTTCATCGCCAAGGAAATCTCGCTTATTAATCCGCTCAACGCGGGCCATATCCAGACAGTGGCGCTTCATTTTTTTATTGCCATCCTTGCGCCAGTAAAGAGCCTCGATGACATGGTATTTCCGCTTCAGCTGGCTAAGCTCATGCGTTCTTGCTGGCGTTACGGGGATCATGATTCCTCCTCTTCTGGCTCTGGTAATTTCACTGGCACACCAAGGTCTTTCATCAGGCGAATGAGCGCATCGTCTGACCAGTCTTTAACAGGCGTATTCATTTCTTTCTCCGGTACCACGGAATATTCACCGCTTTGCGAATTTGCTCGTAGGCCGACATCCACATAACGCCGTCACCCAAATAACGGGCAATAACGGCTTTGTTCTGGGCTGCTTTAAGTGCTGCGTGGTTTATTTGCATAACGACCTCAACTGGCACATTGCGGCGCGGATAAGCTGGCGAATTTTGCGGTGTAATTCAGATTCAGGCGGGTAATAAGCGGACATGACGCCGCTACCCGCGAGCTGTAAGTGCATCATGGGGTAGGTTCCTTTGGTTGTGTGATTGCATGTGGCTAATGGCTGATTAACCATTACTCAGATGCAAAGCCGCAATTAAGCGGCTGAGTTTTCTTCTTTCAGGCTTTCCAGATAGTCACGCGGGTCGTCGTAATACTCGCTGTGCCAGTCAATCCACTTATCTGTTAATTCCATGTCAGCCATGTCTTCTTCCGTCAGGCTTTCATCCCACATCTGGAGTCCGCTGGCGTTGCAATAATCAGGCTTGATATTGTTTTCGTACTGGAACATGTCGTATTCAGCGAGCGCATCCATCATGCGAACACCTTCCTCGACGCTATTTACTTCAACGACAAAAGACTTCATTGGCACTTGCGGGATATGCCAGACACGTAATTTCATATTTCCTCCAGGCAAAAAGAAGCCGCCCTGACTGCGAGCGGCAAAATCAACGAGGGTATTTCTCCATTAACCAGACAGGTCTTCGTCTCCTGACTGATTACGAGCGATATTGCTCACATAGCTGACTCGTAAATCAGCTATAGGTGCTTATTCGGCGATAATCTTTCCGTGCTTCAGGATGCTGTCTATCATCCAGTCGTAACCGCTGAATCCCTTGCTGCCTTTGATAGCCTGATTCTTGGCTTTCACTCCCTCGACAATCCGGACGCTGACATTTGCACCCCAGCCATCACCAAAGTTGAAATAGTGGTTAGCGCCGTCTTTCACGTTTGGATTCCCCTTCGCAGGAAGCTGTCTGTGCTTCACATACTTATCCATCGCGCCAGACCAGCCGCCATTCCATGAGCCACGGTTAGGCATCGATAGCTCGAATATTGCATATTGGGTCATTCCATTACCTCGCTGTAAAGTCTAAAACAACAGCCTCGTTATGAATTTATCTGGTGTGAATTATCTTTAAAATCACCAGGTAACGATTCAACGATTTCATGGCTCAAGATTAAATATTTGCCATCGTTAATTCTGTATGCGTACTTTTGCTTCTTAATCATTAAGTGCTCAGCAACAGCTTTTACGGCTTGCTCTGTTACATCTTCTTTTTTGCCAACCCACATACCTTTCTCAGTATTCAGGGTTCCCTGAAAAATCTGCCCTGTTAACGGGCTTGCACCCATAGTTTTTATTTTCATCGCTACCTCAAATAAGTGGCTTGCTGGATAACTTCATTTTCTGCACCGCATGGATTTTGTTACCGAACGGGTTAGCGTCACGGTAATAGGTGCGGCGATTCTTGCGCTCAACTGCTTCTGCGCGTTTTTCCATCTCTTCACGATACTCAGCCAGTACCGTCAAATCAATCGGGGTAACAGCGCTTTCTACGCGTGATTTCGGCTTGCGAGTCAGCGAGAGAATCTTGCGGGTGCCTGGCTTTGCGCTGATGCCAACTAACAGGGGGTTAGCTGATTTCCAGTCTGCCTGTTTAGCTGCGCGTCGTTCGCGGCGGCGTTCTTGTGCGTTCATACATCCTCCTGTCAGTTAGCTTTTGGATGATGCGCCGCGTCGCTTATCCTCGCGGTTGCCGTCTGGCGGCTGCAATTCACATCATCCAGAAGCTGTCTGCTTCGGTGTATTTGCCCTTTTTCAGGGCCATCTGTTAATGAGCATCACCGTCCTGGTGATTAGTGCGTCCTGCTGATGGGATGAGTATCACCGCAAGTGGTTTTATAGTCAACACCGCAGGAGATAAAATATTACGCGCGGTTTTGATGGTGCTGATTTATAAGGCTATTTATTTTTGTAAATGCCTTATCAATCCACCTGTGATAGCTTGTGATGGTCAAAATCTGAGCGAGGGTAGGCTATGAATCTGGACGAGGAGCGCGTGAACATGATGGTTGCAGCTATGGGTCGGGCGATTATGGAGCTATCTCTCGCCAATCAGCCGATAACGCAGGAAGCGGTCGTTGAAAAGCTGGAGCAGTACCGAAATGAGACGGGTAACGTGATTGGGAAAGGTGTTAACAGGGATGCGGCTGAAATTGTGCGAAAAGGAAGTGCTGCAATTGACTAATGGGCAATAAAAAACCCGGCTCGTGGGCCGGGTTAAATTGCTTGTCTGGCAAATTGTACTATTGATGCTTCATCTCTGTGCTCTGTGTGATTAATACCATTCTCATCGAATGTCTTACGAATTTCACGCATCGCTTTTACCTCAATGTCACTTGGCTGGTAAGGCGAATCTATTGTAAACAACACACTAGAGATAGATAAAATTTTCTCACTGGCGGCGCGTAGAATCTTTGCCGTCCAAGAGTCGCAGTGCTCCATCATTTTTTCTGGCTTGTCCTGCGTGAATGCCAAGGGTTTGATAGCACATAAGATCTCACCCTCTTGACGAGCGACAAATGGTAAAGAAAAGCGCGTCAACTCTCCGCCAAGTGTCTCTTTTTTAAAAGCATTTTTGAGATCGCTATAATGACAGAAACGATTCTTAAGTTCCCTTGTCAAGATAGCTTCACGAGATTCTTTTGTCACTTCTGAATGGTTTACAAACTTATTAAAAAGTCTATCCGTCATTTCCTGAGGGCATTCAGACATTACAACTCTCGCGGGACTAAAATGAATGATGGATTCCTTTTTACCAATTAAGTAATTGAAAAAATTTGCTAATTTATCAGGATTGCTAAATTTATAACTTTGTTCTTGGGCAAACTTTAGCTCTCTTGCAATTGCATCTTTCGCATGAGGAAAAATTATTTCATCTTGGAAAAAATTTTTTACTCTTGCATTGTTACCTTGAGTCAGTTGAAAGTGAAACTGCCCTAATTTTGGGGCACAAAGAACCACACCGACGTTAGCGAACTCTTCGGTTTCTGCATATGGCGCATATCTAATAATGCTATATAGGCATGGTGTGGTCATTTTATATTACTCCAAAATTCTCTGTCGTTTACTCTGTTTAGGCAGCTTATTATCTCGTTCAACATCAGTTCGCGTTCTTCATCAGATGAAAACCACTCATCCGGCACCTGATTAAAATTCTCCTCAACTGAACCAATAGCAGCGTTTGCAAGATCCATCAGTTCGGGTTCATCAAGTATGTCGAACTCCCATTTTCTTCCTTTTGCAGAATACACGTGGACCTCATACTCATCATCAGTCGTATCCTGCGCGAACGCTAGATTATGGTCAATCAGGTAATACCTATTGTTGATAGCATCAAAAATTATATTTACATTCCCACCGATGTCAGTCAGTGATCGGTCTGCATTGTTTATCCATCGATCAAAAAAGAATATTTTCTTCTGATCCTGTACGTTTACAGCGTTGCGGGCTTGTTGAATATTTATGGTTGAGGCTCTTTCAACAAAGCGAGTAGCAAATGCAGGGCCAGGCGAAAGTTCACCGCGTAAATCAGGCATGAATTCGATTATTTCTTGACCAACATCTACAATGCAGAACTCTGGGCAAGACAGACCTATAGCCCTGGCAAGATGAGCAGAAATGTATTCTGCTACAAGCTCTTTTTGCCGAAGTTTCGGCTTGCCTTTAACTATGTAAGCCAGCCCATCTTGGCAAGTGCAAAGGAACGGCTTAGTCATCCCGTCGTTCATGCGTCTAGTATAGGCTGTAACTTGTAGATAGTTATTTTGCAAAATCTGCTTTCCCTAGAGATAGAAACTAAATTTTGATACAGGAAAAATTCAAACAAGTGCATAGCGTTTACACTTGAACGCATCTGAAACACCTAGAACCATCTATGCGCCGAGGATAAACCACTTACCTCTACTCAAAGATATCCTCAGGCCACTGCGCCTTAACCACCTTGCCGATGATGCGGCAATTCTCGTTACAAGGGATGCTCTCATAACGTGGGTTAGGGTTAAGAGGCTCCAGCCAGTGCTTACCGTCATCCCACGTGTACTTTTTGAATGTGACCTCGGAATCACCGAACACGCCAGCTACGCAAAAATCACCGGCTTCTACTTCTTCTGCCGGGTCTACCAGGATAAGCATGCCTTCCGGGAAGCTGGGCCGCATACCCTGCGGTGCGGTCATGGAGTGACCTTTCACCTCAAGCCAGAACGCGTCTTTGCTGGCCTTCTTGGTCGTTGCAACCCACGCCTTCGCATCACTTTCTGTAAACGTGCCAACTTCTGAAAACGCGCCAGCAGGAACAGAAGTGAATAGGGGGTATTCATATCTCGGGTTTAGTTTCTGATTCTTGCCTAGGGATGAATACATCTCTGCAATTTCAGCTGCAATTGATGGGCTGAAATCCTCAACCCCAACACGGAGTATCTTCGCAAGCGCTGCCGCGTTACCGGCGTTAAGCGCGTTCACGCCGTTTAATATTGATGCAATGGCAGACTGACTAACACCTAAGGCGTCAGCCACTGATTCCTGAGATAAACCCAGTTCATTTTTTTTGCTTTCATAGATGGACTTAAGACGCAGTGCGTCCTCCACCTGCTCAGCAGATAACGGTTTCTTTTTTGTGCTCATCTGCAAAATTTATCACCGCACGGAATAAATGACTAACACCGCATGTGTTGACTAATTTACCTCTTGCGGTGATAATCAGTTTGTACATAAGGAGGTCAGCTATGACGCAACGTCTAAAGCTTAAAGATTATGCCGACCGTTTTGGTCAGACCAAGGCAGCAAGTGACCTTGGCGTTTATCAAAGTGCAATTTTCAAAGCCATTAATTCGCAGCGAGATATCACGGTAATCGTTCACGAAGATGGAACGGTGTCAGCAGAAGAGCTGAAGCCATTCCCAAGTAATCGCCGCGATAGTCAAGCCGCTTAA